TTATTCCCGCTTCTATTTATGGGTTTAGGCTTCTTTTTGTTCTTCTTCTTTCGGGCCTTTTCAGCCGCAGCCATGCCTTCTTTGGTGTATGGGAATTTCTTTCCATCTATATCTGGCATAAATCACCTCATTCCAATGTAATTTTATTTCGGTTAGCTGCTCTTGCCGCTGCGCGAAATGCACCTGCTGTTGGTGCTCCTGGGGCGCCAGGGGATCTAGTTCTCTCCACTGTTCGTCCCTCGGCCTTTTGGCGCTTTTGTCGTTTTTTCTTTTTGTGAATATTAGCGTATAGACCGTCACTCATATTTTGCACTCTTCTTACCTTTACACTTCCAGCGCTTTCTGGATAGTCGTAATGGGCTGTTGGGGTCCCGTGCAGCTTCTGGATGATCTTTCATCTGACCGGCTGATCGAGCACAATATGCGTCACCCTTTTTTGTACCAGGGCGAACTCGTGAACCGCCACCCTTTGCCTTCCCGGCTTGGCCATAAGAGACCTTCTTGCCGGATGCGGTGACCTTTACCTTAGCCTTGCCTTTACTTGGTTTTGCCATAAAGAATCAGGGGGCCGAAGCCCCCATCCTCAGTCAGTCGCTAGACCCCAAAGCCTTTTCCGGCAAACAAGGGGTTAAATGTGGCGTACGCCGGCAAGAGATCGAAACGAATCTTTTGCGTGTTAGCGTCACCGTCTGCGTACTTAGATACTCGGATTGACATACCGTCGCTAGTAGTAGCGATAGTGTCAGTAGAGTAGAGCTTAGGTAGCTTAACAGTACCCATACCGAACGCTTGCTTCGTGTAGAAGAGGTTAGGCTGGTACAGAGTTGAAGCAGCACCAAGGATCGTTACAACCGCAGCGTTTGCAGGAGCAGCGTCTACGTTGTTGTACTGACCGTTGGCCTCGTAGATAGCAGCACCAGAGACAGTAACTGTAGCAGCGTTGCCTGAAATAGTTACGTCTGCAAGTACAGTGCCAGTCCAAGGAACAACAGCGCCAGTTGCGTCAAGCATAGGCTGACGAGTAGCTACGTTGAGACGGTTAACGCCTGCAATAGTTACCATGTCACCAGCTTTGATAGTACCAGTACCCAGACCGTTCAAAGAAAGAACCTGAGTCATAGTGTCTTTAGCTGTGACGTAAGTTGCGTCAGGAGCAGAAGCCAAAGCGCCAGCACGGTCAGTAGTAGAACCTGAAGTGTAGCTAGGCAGTGCATTAGAAGTAAGCGCCATCATGCCACCGAAAGACTGGCTGATCTGTGCTTTTTCCCATGCTGTACGAACAAGGCCATCAGCCGCATTCAGACCGTTCTGAGCTGAAGACAGCGCAGTAGTAGTGAATGGGTTCATGATGTAATACTTCTCGTCGCTCATAGGAACGCCGATTGAATCCATCAATGCACCAGCACCTGCTACGTCGCCCCAAGCATCAACAGCAGTGCCGTGAGTACCATACTTGAGTGAAGCGTTCTTGTTCATGTATGAACCAAGATCAAGCTCAAGGTCAGTCACAATGCGACGCGCCATAGGCTCAAGGATCTGGTCGAGTTGGTCTAGCTCCAATGCTTCTTCCACGCTGCCCCACTCAGTGGCCGCTGTGAAGTAGTCCTGTACTGTACCAGTTGCCTTGCCTGCAATGATGTCTGACTTATCAGAACCGCTGATATCACCACCAGAAGTACGGATAGAGTTGTAGTCGTGTGGACGCTTGAAGTCTACGTTTGAACCCGATGAAGGGTTGAACTTGCCTGACAACAGTTGAGTGTTGACAGTCTTTGTTAGCACTCGTGAAGCTTCAAAAGCATCAAGAAAGACGCGAGCGACTTTCCGTGTGACGTTACTGTTTAAATTATTAGCCATGATCTATTACCTTTCCTATTCAAATGTAGCGCCTTGCGGGCCCCTAGGTTTGGGGGCACTTCCAGCGCCATGCGGCTGCTCCAGCGGATCCGGAGCGTTATTTACCTTGGGTTTAAGCGATGCAGCTTTCTGCTTGATTTCTGTCGCTATCCTTACTGCTGCTTGCGCTGGCGGCAGGTATCGCAACGCGTCAAGCTCTAACGGGTTTTTGGCAAGGTACTTGGTAATCAAGGGCCCGTCGGTCTCATCAAGAATAATATTCACGAGAGATTCGTCGATCCCAAACTGCGCTACCGCGTTGCCTGCTTCCTGTAACTGCTCCGGCGTAATGCCGAATGTAGTTGCCCTGTCAGAGTAGGACTTAACCTTAGTGGTCATTTCCTCCTGCTGCTTTTGCCATTCCTGCTGCTTTAGCGCTTGCTGCTGCTGCTGGACGGCTTGCTGCTGCATATCGTATTCCGCAGCGGCTCTAAGCGCCTGATCCCTTCTATGTAGGCTCTGTCTATACTCTTCATCTGAGAGTCTAAACGGATCCGGCAGATCTGGAATCTTTGGCGCCTGACGTTCTCCAAGCTTGGCCTGTAACTCATCTAACTGCTTTTTCAGCGACTCGGCTTCACGCTCCTTCTCTCGAAGCTTGAAAACCTTCTTGCCGACTGCATCGTTAAATACACGCTGCTGCTCTTCATCGAACTTGATTTCTTTCTCTGGGGTCTCCCCCGCCTCCGGTGCTGAATCGGTATCCTGCTCCTCAGCAGAATCTTCAGTTTCTTCTACCTCCGGCTCCGTGGTTACGTCGTCCTCGGATTCGTACTCGTAGTTGTCTTCTGGTTGCAGCTCGCTCATGTTGTGCCCCTTAAAGGTAAATGCCCAGATGAAGGTCTGGTGGCCTGTTGGTGATTATAGCATAAAGAGGTTAAAATCAACAAAATCTAGTCAATTTGACCAACGGTGATTTATGAGTGATTTATTCGAAGTATTTGAGACAGACGATCCCGATCAGATCTCAGATGATTTGATGGCGATGGTGGGAGAGATATTGAGTTGTCACGCCTACGGTGAATTTGAGCGATCCAAAGAGCTCGAAGAAGAGCTCGAAGGAAAGATCAGGATTCTAACAGGAGCCGACTAGGGCTCCCGTAGACTTGATACCGGTTGATTGCTAAATACCGCAGCAGATCCGGACCTGCCCATTTCTGGGTTGGATAGCGAGTCGGTTAGTATCCCTGAGTAGCCTCGTGACTGCACCATCCGCTCTAAATCAGTACGGCCCTTGGAGAAAGGAACTAACCGCTCAGGGTCGCTCTTAATGTCGTACAAGTTATTCAGGGTGCTCTTGTAACGATTAGCGCCAGTCACTACTTGCTCTGGCCTTACGTCAAGCTCAGAACCTGAGGGCGTGTAGAAATACGTTCTTAGCGGTCCTTCCCCATACGCTCTACGCCCACGGCCTACAAAAGCCTCCTCTGCCCCAGCCGAGCCTGTGCCGTAGTATTCTGGGTTTGTCTCAGTCAATCCTTCTTGCCGGCTGAAGTGAACGCCTCTAGCGCTTGCAGGTGCAAGTTCGCCGCTGGGATATTCGAGCTTGGTGTTGAAGTCGATAGGGAAACCAAAGCGGATGGGATCGCCGCGCTTTGGCTGTATCTCAGTGTAGAAACTGTCCAGCTCAGAGTCTATGTTAGGTTTGTAGATCTGCTGCCCGTACTCGCCCGTCAAAGGGCTTATCTGCTCCCTTGCGCCAGCTCTGCCAGATCCAGAAGTATATAGTATGCCTCTGTCCGTAAATACTGAGTCCTGACCATAGCGGTTGCCGATGTTGGCCGCAGCAATTGGGTCCATGCCTTCGACCATATAAGTTCGCTCAAGACCGCCGTAATCACCCTTCACCAGAGATACGTTGTCTGGGCCGTATTCTCTTATTAGCTCTTCGCCTAATTGCTCGCTTCTAAGGATATTTTCCGAATCAGTGAGGCCCATGTTTGGCGGGTTCTCTGCGGTCACCATTGCAAATCGAGAGGCCGGAGCATCTACGCCAGCGGGATCAAGAGGCCCGCTATACTTGGGCGCTCCTACTAATGGCTGAAACTCTTCAATCGGCACGTTCAATGCTTCACGAAGAGATTTCATCGCGCCTTCATTGATTTCTTCTTTGGTTAGGTTCTTTAGCCCCTTAGCCAAGACATCGCCGGCTATAGGGATAGCGCCAAGCATGACCGAGCCGCCATTGATTGCCGTTCCTAGTAGGTCGCCTTGGCGAATAGATTGCGCAGTATCACCAACCCCTACGGCGTCACCAATAATCGGCGTGAAGTCTATGGCTGTCTCAATGCCTTCCCCAGCGTTGATAAGCCCTTGCCTGTAGCCGCCGCCTATGCCGCTATCGTCAATCAGCTCACGTAGCTTGCTGCCTATCGTGGCCCTGAAGTTAGGGTTGAACGGGTTAATAGACGGCGAGAAGGGCTTCATCTCTGCGCCTTTCCACTGTATGCCCATGGAGTCTAACTGCTCCTGAGCGAGCTCCTGATTGGTCTTAGCCACCGTTAGCAATCCTCATAAGGTCTTCAGGGCTCATCATGCCGAGTTGGGCCTTACGGCGCTGCTCATCCATCATGTCGTTCATCTTGGCTTGATTGTCGAGCTCGTCACCGAATGCCTGAATCTGCGTTCGGTCAATAGTCGCACCGGCCTGCTGAGCTTTGATCTGAGAATCAATGCGCTTGGTCTCTGCGTTGAACCCGTCGATCTGAGCGCTAGACTGAGAGTCCATAGCCTGCGTTTCGATCTTGGCTTGCTCTAGCTGTAGCTTCTGAGCTTCGATCTGTAGCTTCATCTGGTCATTTTGTAGCTTGGCTTGGTCCACTTGGGCCTTGAGCATTTCTGCCTGAGCCTTCATGCCCTCCGCCTGAGCGAGAACCATGGCCGCATCAGGCTGCTGCTGTTGGCCTTGCGCCTGCATCTGCTGCTGCTGCATTTCGGCCATCTCTTCCTCGGTTAGCTGCTTCATAGGGATCAAGCCCTGCTGAATCATTTGGGCCCGCTTGCGTTCTGCGATCTGGCCTGCCGCTGGGGTAGCCACGCTTTGCAGTAGTAGGTCGCCGGCGATCTGCATCAGCGACGGGTCTATCTGCGCTAGATTGGTGATGGCCTCTACTGTCTCTTGCTGGCGATTCTTGTAGCTTGGGCCGGCCT